CTTAAACGCTACCACAACTACCCATACAAAGGCAACTGCACCAACACCTAAAACAAATGCTAAAATTTGTTCCATAGTTTTGTTTTTTAAATTCGAAGAACGGTAATCTTAAATTTAGAGCTAAGGCCGGACTCGAACCGGATACCGTTTCATTTAAAACGGACTAGACAACCATTTGACTGGATTCGGAAACCAATTCCTCATTACGCCCACTTAGCTTCTTTACCAACCTTGGTCTTTCAGGGTTTCTGATTAATGATTTGCTTGTACTCTAGATTACTATAAACCCTTTTTCATCCGTTTAGCACCATCATTAATTAACAGCGAGCATTGGTAATTTATTTTAAACTAAAGGTGTGTTGTTACACCAAGATACGAGGTTCGTTACCACCTACGTGTGACACCCAATAACGATTTCCCTGGATGTTGACTTTTTGTCCGTACACTCCCACTAGGGGACAACTCTTTAAAAGATGCATACTATCAATGCTACTTCCCATTAGTTTTTATTTTATAAAACATTCCAGCCACATTGGGAGAGCCGCAGTTCCCACGTTGTTTAAAGACTTTCTTGGCGGACCTATCTACTGGGGTGTGTTTTACTCTGCGCCTAAGCCTGCTTGTGTAGTGTCTACTGCTGTAGAATCTACCTGTACTGAATCAACTTGTACTGCTGTTGAATCTGTTGCTGTTGTAGTAGTTGTTTCTGTTTGTTTACAACTTACTGTTACTAAAGCCATTACGGCTAATGCTAAAACTAATTTTTTCATTTTATTTTCTTTTGTTATTAATAATACTTAAAGATACGAATTGTTTTTTTATTCTGCAACTTTTTCGTAAGTTTTTTCAAAAATATCTGGTTTGCATGGGTAAAATTCTCCTTGTACTCCTTTGATAATGAAATCACCTGGAATAGCTGTCATGATTCCTTCCAGTGTATCGATTTGCCAATAGCAACCTTTTGGGTTATTTTCTGATGGTTCTAATACAGGAGAAGCATATACTTTTCCTTCTGACCACTTTTTAATTTCAAACTCAGTTTGTTCTGATATTTGAACTGCTTCAATTACAACTGGTTTCTTTCTGTACTGTCCCATATTATTCCTCTATTTCTTCAGTTATACTATCACCACCATCTCTTCTATCTTGAGCTTCCAATACGGTATCTAAATTCCAACCACCATATGCTGTTAGTTTTTCACAACCTCTATCCATCCAATAGTATTCTGACATCCATTCATCCCATTTAGAATCAACTAATTTAATAAAGTTCTCATCATTACCTCTATCTTTATATCTTTGGATAAACTCTTCTTTTCTTTTATCATCCGGATAAACCAAGTAAAAGTATAGACAGTTGTCTAACAAAGCATCTCTCACCTCTTTATGTGAAGAAACAAAGATGTATTTGTATTTTCCAATGTTCTCTTTGATATGAGTGATATAGTTCTGTGGAAACTCAGGGTTTCTTACCTTTTCACCATTCTCATTAACAACCCAACTAAATTTACTTGAATCGGAATCCAAAGTGATGTCTGGGTTATTTTTATGATAGGTTGTTTTTCCTACTCCAGGAAATGCTGAAATTACTTTAGTTCTCATTAGAAAGTTACTGTTTGTATTTCTCTGATTACAGTTGTGTCTGGATCGTAGTCTCTGTCTAGTTGTCTAGCTGCTGCTAATACAACTGAACCTCCGTTTTTAACTTCTACCCAAAATTCTTTTACAAATTTAGAAGATTTTACTTCATTTTTGTCATTTCTTTCTACTGTAAATACAGCTACTTTTACTTGCTTGCTCATGTTATTTGAATTTGTTATTGCTGTTGATAAACCTAAATTGTTTGGATAGTTAATTGTTGAATTTCCTGATAGAGTTAATCCTGCTCCATCTGTCACAGTTGTTATTGATGTTCCTGAATACCCATTAATATTTCCTGAGTATACTGTGTTTACTGCTGTTCCTGTTGTTCCCAACCAGCTGTTGCTTGTTTCGTTCATAATGTTAAATAATCTTGTATGTTAATATTTTGTGTTTTTTCTAAATAATGGAATTCTCTGTGACAGTTAGAGCATAATAAAATACATTTCTTTATTTCTTCTAATACTTTTTCCCAACCTTTAGATTCTCCTTGGGCAATTTGAAATAACTTAGTGGTAGGGTCAATATGGTGAAAATCTAGTAAATAATGTCTTTTTTCACTACATTTAACACACCCACAACTATTGTTCTTATAATCTATTATTTTATTTTTTTTGATTAAAGATGTTTTATTGTGGGTTTTATTCCATTTTTCTTTATTTTTAGAATAATTTAACCTTCCTCTTTCTCTTCGACATATTTTACAATAAGTATCTAAACCACTAGGGTTCATTTTATGTTCTCCGAAATATTCTAAATTTTCAGGATAAGTAATTTTACAAATAGTACATTTTCTTCCTTCACCACCTTCTATAGATCCTCCTTTATCCCATAATTTACGTTTTTCAGATCTTTTTTCTCTTTTTTCTCTGTTTATACATTCTTTACAGTAAAGGCCAAATCCTGATTTATCAATTTTCCTATGAGGGAAATATTCTAGGGTTTTAGGTAAATCTCTATCACATTTTTTACAAAACCTTAATGTTTTGTTTATATCTTTATTTTCCATAAGGGGGACAATTTATTATTATTTATTATCCCCTATAAATATTGCAAAAATAAAGAAATTATGATCTATTTTTAAAATCTTCACAAATTTTAATAACATAAGATTTTACAAAATCCCAAGATACTAAAGTACCATCTTCTTCAGCATACTGTAAAGGATCTTCTAATCCTAGTTTAATAAAACTTTCTATTCTCTCTATACTAGAACCACTTTTATAATCACTTAACCATCCAGTAGAAGTTTGAATAGGAGCATAACTAGTATTAGTTTTAGAATAAACTTCTTTATAATCTAAATTGAAATGTTTACATGAATTTACTCCATCTTCTAATACCCCAGTTTTATCTGTAATATTATAAGGGGCATAATAATCTACTTTATCACTATCCCAATTTCCAATTTTAAATGCGTGTTCTAATGCAACTCTAAACTCTTCTGAACAATCTGGATAAATTCCTGAGTTTGTTTTATTATCAAAATCCCCCATGTGGGTTCCTAAGGCAATTTTACAAGTTTCTCCTGTTCTTTTTACTACTGATAATGCTACGGCATACACAATGGCAGCGAAGATAGAATTACGGTTAGGGACAACTGTAGTTAAGGCATTTTCATGAGCATAATGTCCTGTTTTTAACTCCATTGAGTCATTATTAATCAGACCACTAACTAATAATTCAGACAACCCATCCAATTTAATGATTTGATGTTTGATTTGCTTATTAGGAAATTTTATATTTAGAAAGTTTACTAATTCACTAGCTCTCTCTAATTCAACTTTATGCTTTTGACCAATATCAAAGGATAAAGCTGTTACTTCATAATCATCTTTTAATAATTTTAATAAAAGACTACTCGAATCTAATCCCCCACTCAGTGAAAGGACAACATGTTTTTTAGACATAATTTATAATTTAATTTGTGCCAGGTATTTAAAACGTATAGGCAAACGCTTTTATTTTTTCTCTCCTTCGTACACTTTCTTGTTAAAATATTCATCTAAGAATTCTCTTCTATACAAATGAACATTTCCAGTATAAGCAGGATTAGAGATTGCTCTTTCTTCTACATTTTCTTTTAAAGCCATTGCGGTACGAAATACCTCTCCACCTAATGATTTTCCTGCTGCTCTACCTAAATAGTCATAAAGTGACATCATAAAAGGTTTTTTTTCTTCTACTTTTTCTTCCATAAATAATTCATTTAAATCTAAATCCTCAAGTGAGAATTCAATTGTTACTTCTACGTCTACATTTTCAATTAATTTGATTACGTCTTCTTTGGTAAAGATCGAACTTGGGGAATGTTTTACGTAGTTTAATGTTAATTTTTTGTCCATAACTTTATTTTTGTTTTAAAATATAATTTAATATATGAAAAATACCCTGCTACTCCAACCCCTAATGCAGAAAGATTTAAAAAATGTGGATGATTTTCTCCACACATACCTAAAGTGTGTTTTATAACTTCTATCATAACTATTAATTTTATATAATATAAGAAAAAAGACTTGGAAAACCAAGTCTATTTCATTTCTTCTATCGCTTCTTGTAAAGCTTTTTTAATTGCTCCTGAAAATGCTGTTTTATTAAATGGTAGGTTATCGTCATTCAAATCTAAAAATGTAGATTGAACTGTAACATTTGCTTCACCTTGACCCCAGTACTCTTCTTTGCCTACAAGTAGTCTAAGTTTTACAATTGTTATCTTTTTAGTTTTAGCCCAAGGCCCTAAAGAAGTGCTATTTGTAGGTGCCTCAACAGACAT